TAATCTTCATACTTCTACCTGTTCGTTTTCAATATTTGCTGACACCACGACCGATCCAACCATTGTACGACCATATATGACAGGAACGGCAACGCCTGCTCTACTCGTGTTTTGTATACCACTAAAATTAAATGACCTTCTAGGATCTTGATTTTCTTCGGGGATAGTCTCAACAGGTGTAAGTAAAGTAGATACTCCGTTTAAAACCATTGAAGCACCAATAATAGAGGTTAATGTTCCCACTTTTGTTAAAAATGCACCTCCCGCAGTAAATCCTGTCATAGTAGTCCCTGCTGCGATTTTACCACCAGCACCAATTGTTCCAAACAGACCAGCGCCAGGAAAAAGGAATGAAATACCGATTATCGCCGCTCCAATTAATATTTGTCTACCAGCACCACCTCCAGCACCTCCCACTACAGGAACAATTTTTATGTCATTCTGCCCTGTAGGATAGTGTAATTCGTCATCCCTTAATATCCAATCATTATCAACTATTATTTTGTAATAGTTATTAGCCATATGTTTTTCTAGTTTTGGAAAGTTAACAACTAAAAATCTTACAGCTTGTGCAGCGTTATTAACTTCTGCTTCAAAAACTTTTTGACCTACAACCTTTGCAAGCTCTCCGTATAGCTTAATTTTTCTTAGCATAACGAATCCTTTTACCTGTGCATTTTAGCAACCATTCATCTAATAAATCACGACTTGATAATCTATTTTGTAAATGATGCAAAACTGTTTGCTGTCCTAAGTAAACACCAATATGATTCAATCCGCTACTACTTATTGACATTAATAATAAATCTCCATATCTTAAGTCTTCTGTTGGTAATAATTCTCTAAATCCTGTCTCCTCGAAACAATCATTAAACATTGGGTTTTTAACAAAATCATCAGGATTGTTAGGTCTTACCCAATCTTTCAATTCTATTCCAAATTCTTCTGCATACCAATCTCTACATAAACTCCAACAATCATTAACACCCCAAACCCATTTTCTACCTATTAATGGTGCTTTATAACCACATGGTTCACAATACTGCCAATCATTTGAATCTGGTTGAACAATCCACCATTTTAAATTTGACTTTTCACAAGCAACTCTATCTGCTTCACTTGGTCTTGCACTTGTTAAAGGATGACTATGCACAACAGCAGTTATTTCGCCTTGATCTTCTGCCTCAATCCAATCTTCTGGAGACAATATAAATTGATTATCTGGATTAGTAGCTAAATTCTGACATGGAAAATATACTTCTTTTCCTTTTTTTATTATTAGCAAACCACAAGATTCTTTTGGTTTACTTTCTATAGCGTGTTGTAAAGCTTCAGATTGCCACATTAGAAAAATCCTCCTACGCCAGGAAAATCTTCTGGAAGAACTTGTCGTTTTGGTAATCTTACTCCATCTAAATCAAAATTTGCAGCTAATTCAAAAACGACTTCTGCTCTATTCTCTGCTGATTTACGATCTATAAAAAATACCTCGTCAGGAAATTTAGCAGTAGGATCAGCAGTTCCAAATGTGTTTTGTCCTGATTCTAAGTCAACAACACTATCATCTTCTTGTAATAGAAAAGAACCATCTTCTAATAAAATATCACCACCTTCAAAGTTATCATCATCAATAAATCGTCTTAAAGTTCTTACTCTGGTTACCTTTGCCCCTTCTAAACCTTGTGGCAATGTCAAAAGAATTGTAGTTATGTCTCCAAAAATATTAGATATTTTTAATGTAGGTCTTGGTAATTGTTTACCATTAAACTCAAAGCCTTCTGCCTCAATAGGCATTCTTGTATATTCATTATTTGCAAATATTAGATTTGCATCATTATTAATTCCAACACCATTATGAAAATAATAAGTTTGAGAAACACCATGCATAGTTGTATTTAACTCAAGCTGAAAAAGTTCAACAATATTATCTATATTTGGCGTTTGTAACTCAGATACAGGTACAGCCATTAGGGTTCAAAAACTTCGTTAAAAGTAACAGTTATTGTTGCAAGACCTGGGTAATTAATATCTTTTGTCCTATTTAATGCACGATATTTACTTGTTGTTGGCTCATCAGGTGCTTGCCAATTAAAATAATCTCCATCTGAAATACGAGCATCTAAAAAAGTTTCAATAGTATCGCTTTCTGCCTCAGTAATATTTTCAAATTTTAGAGTATAGCTTTTCGGATTAACATTCAAACCAAACTTTACTACCTGCTCATATCCATCTTGAAATCTGGTTCTTGTTACAAAGGGATCTACTCTTTTAGTTACTCCATAAACAGGTGCTATGGATGGAAAAGTTTGTGCCATTATGAAAGTAAGCCTCCTGGCCTTTTTTGTTTAATAAGTTCTGCTTGTACTGCCATTCCTAGCATTTTTCCAAGTTGTGCAGCTTGATTTGAATCACCCTCAACTGTTGATCCCGATGCATTTACATTAACACTTATGTTACCAACACCTCCAGAACTTTGCACACCTAATTTGCCATCTCTACCACGCTTCAACGGCATAACAGCTTCCGCGCCTGCTTCGCCCATCAAACCCATACCATCTGCCATCGGGAAGATGGTTGGACGATCAACTATGCCACCATATTTATACGGAACAATTTTGTTCTTAGCAAATACATTTCCTTTAGCGCTGCCAGTTACTTTGTCAAAAAATGGTATTCCACTTACCATGTTTAGCAATGCGGCTCTAACTGTTATTCTTGTTAAATCTCCAATTATCGACCTTGCAAGATCTTTAAAATTTAATTTACCTGTAAGAACAAACTTAACTAATGCATCTTCCATACCTTTAAATGCATTAGTAACAACATCTTGAGTTTGTTTTCCAAAATCTTTTATAGTTTCAAAATAAGCTTGCGCTCCTTTTTCTAAGTCATTTAAAACTTTTGTATCATCTTCTTCTCCTTCTTCCCCTTCAGGTTTGACAGGTACTAATCCACTTTTTAATGATAATTTAGCTTGTTCAATCTTTGGTAATAAATCTGCAAGTAACTTTTCAGCAGCTTTTAACTCATTTTTTAAAGTGCCTTTTGATATTGGAAAATCAAAAATTCCTGTTTCTGGAATAAGCTTTTTGATTCCTTCAATTCTTTTAACTAAATCTTCACGCTCTATTAAAAGATCGCGTAACCTTTCTTCCCTAAACTTATCACCAAGCTTATAAAATTTCATAATTGCTTCTGTTGCATCGTTTATAGGTTTAATAATTTTTATAGTAAAAGTATCTTGAAATTCTGCTCCAATAGGTTGTAATAACTGTCCAATATTATCTTTTAGAACACTTAATGCAGTTTGTAGTCTATCTCCAGCAGCAGCAGGGCTATCAGCTAAGATTTTTGCATTATCTCCATATTTTTTAAATAAAGTTTCTGTAAAACCCATAAAGTCTTCTAAAGTTACTTTTCCTTGTTCTAGAGCTTTGTCTAATTGCGCTGGAGTCATGTTCATTGAATCAGCAAACAAAGTAAACGCACCGGGTAGTCTTTCTCCAAGTTGCTGCCTCAGCTCTTCGGCTGATACTTTGCCTTTTGAAAACACCTGACTTACTGCTCGCATCGCTGATTTCATATCCTCTAGCGATCCACCAGTACCTCTAATACCAGAAGCTATTGCAAGAAATGATTTTTTTGCATCTTCAACCGACATTCCAGCACCTATAACAGATGCTGTTAATGAAGTAAATTGTCTTGTAATAATTTCTTGAGGTATTGCTAATTCTTTTGAGGTTTTAGCAAGAAACTTTTGTGCATCTTGATACTTATCAAAATCACCAATAACAAGTCTTAAAGCTTTTCTTTGTAAATTTAGTTCCGCAGAAAATGATGCTATTTCACTTAAACTTTCTCTTGCCATTTTAGTGTAAGCACCAATAGTACCACCAACTATAGCGCCAGGTACACCTCCAGTAGCAAATCCAATACCAGCACCTAAAAGACCTTCTGCACCACCAAAAATACCAGCAGTAGCAACTGTACCAAAACCTGCTACCATACCCTTTAATTTACCTTTCAATCCTATAGCTCCAGTTCCAGCCTTTTTCATTTGTAAATCTAATTTTGCAATATCAGCTGTTAGTTGTTTAAATTCAATGCTTGTTACATCTGCCATATTACGCAAGCCGTTCAAAGCATTTCTTTGTGCTTGCATAGCATTAATACTATTTCTTTGTCCAGAACCTAGTCGGTCAAACTCTCTTCTTACTTGTAAAATTGAGTTTTTTGATAAACTTTGAAAATCTCTATTTAAACGTCTTGTCTCACCACCAAGCCTTTTAAAGGCTTTATTAACTTCGGTATCACCTTTAGATAAAAACTCAATATTAATTCTTGAAGTAGAAGCAGCCATATTATTTACTTTCCTTATTTAGTTCTCTCAAAGCAGTAGCTTCCATAATTTGAAGTTCTTCTAGAATTTTACGCCTATCTACTATATTGTAAAGGTCAAACATACCACCTTGCATTAAAAGTACTTCATATCTTAATCCTACAAAACCACCAAACGATGTACTCCATTGTGTCTGCATATTACAAAAAATCATAACAGCATCCCAATTATCAGGTAAAACTTCAAAATCTTTTTTTTCTTCTTTTAATTCTTCTTTTGGCAGTTCTATACCTAATGCATCTGCGTCTTTTTGTGTTTCATCAATTTCTTGATCACATAATCCAAGCCAATAAAGAACTGCCTCTTTTAGTTTTTTACTTTTTCATCCATTAAAGATTTAGTGTAAGCATCTGAAACTGCCCTCAACCAATAGGCATCCTCCATCATATCTTTTAGATTTTGATTGTTAAATGGGATGTCTTCTCCATTCTCTTCTTTCATATTTTCCCATCCCTGTAGCATCATTTTTAACAATTCAAATTCTGATTTATTATCTGCTGCATTTTGGTATTCACTTACTTTTAATCTTTTAAAAATAGCAATAAATTCATTTTCCTCATATACACCAGCATCAGTCTCGCTAGGTTCACGAACAAGAACAGGCCATTTAAATGTTTTGTTCTTTTTTCTCACAAAAGTCATAAAGTGTAGAAATAAATATACTTCTACACTTTAGCTCAAGAGTCAATATTTAGTAACTATTTATGTGTAGACAATCGATATCTCGTCATTTGCTGCTGATGGTACAAGTGTATATGGTATGTCTAACATTTGTATTCCATCCATTTCTGAATAAGCAACATCTCCAATATCAGCTTTAGTTGATGTTACTGTGACTTTATTTCCAGCAGTAGTCCCATGCAAGAAAGTAAGATTACCAGTAGTTTCTGCAATTGCAGCAGCAAAGTAATCCTTTGTACCAAGCGCCATTGCCTCTATTTGAACTGTACCTGAGATGCCTCTATTTGTTATTAAGGTTTCTTTTGTTCCTCCAACAAGCTCACGATAAACTAATTCGTTACCTATATCTAAAGATATGCTTTGTAAAGCAGCACTATGAGATAAAAGCTCAAAACCACTAGTATTACCATTTTTGAATATTAATGGTGTTGCCTGATTACCATAAGTAACTGTAGGTAATGCTGTATCAGTTGGAGCATTGTATATACCAGTAAAATTAAAATCTATTGTAGGAATTTCGCCAACAGATCCGTTAATTGTAAAACTTCCACGACAACCAGTAACAATATGTCTAACACCATCTGTGTTGTAGTGTATTGTTACTGACGAAAAACTACTCGATACTGGAGCATAGGTAACAGATGTATTAGAAGCTATTGTTTCTG